TGCTGTATGCGGCCTCGAGGCCCCGGGGGGGTCTGGGCAGGGGTACCCCCGGCTTGCCGCGTCTGTCACCCCCTCGATGGGTCCCTGCCCTCTCTCCGAGGAGTTTTTTACTAATGGCCAGGAGACACAAGCGGCCGGCTGTCATGGATCATGGTACTCCCGAGCTTCGGCAGCATGGTGATTTTGAAGAACAGGCCACGGATATTGCTGGTGTAACGCACATTCGGAATTTGGCATCTGATCAGTTGCAGACCTATTTTCGGCGGAAGCGGATTACGGATTTACAGTATGATGCTGGGGATCGGTTTGCCGAGGATTTTTATCGTGCAGGGATCGGTCCTAATTATGGTGTTACGGATTTGACCAAGGTGCGGGTTGATCAGTCTGAGCGGCCTGATGCTGACGGGGTACATTATGCCAGGGAGCGGGTTTACCGCGCTTTGCAGTATGTTGGCCAGCCTTTGAGCCGGTTGCTGGTTCATGTTTGCGGGCATGGGAATGACGCTGGATCATGGAAGGTTCTGTCAAAACAGCGGGATGGTATGCCGATGCTACGACTAGCGTTGAATGCCCTCGCCAGCCACTACAGGTTGACATGAGTGGCAGTCGTATGGTAAAGGTTGCAGACGCTGGGGTTTTACGCCATAGCGTATGCCATCCGGTTTTTCTCCCTGTTCCAGATGGTTGTTTTCTAGTAGTGGAAACTTGCCGGCTCGATATTTGGGCCGGCGTTTTTTTGGGGAGATGATTGATGGCCAGGAATATTCCGGTACTTGCTGATGAAGTCAAACGGCAGAAATTGCTTGAGGTAATATCTGAAGGCAAGGGGCTCAAGGGCGGCTGTGAAGTATTGAAGATGGATCGTTCCGCGGTATTTCAGTATCGGCGGAAGGATGATGTATTTGATGGCCAGTATCGCTCGGCCATGGTTGCCGGTGCGGAGATTGCGCTCGAAGATGCCGAGCATTTGTTGAATGCGGCGGGCACCCGAGATGAGATCTTGAAGGGTAAGGAGCTATTGCGCCATGCTCAGTGGAAGGCTGAGAAGTTATTGGTCATGTACCAGCCCAAGCAGAAGATGGAAGTCGAGCACTCTGGGCCGATGGTTATCGGCTGGCAGGATGGCGGACAGGTTTGTCCGCGGTGTGGACATAGTATGCATGATGCCGGCGGGGATATTGTTGTAATCGATCAGATCAGTGACGGCAAAAAACTATCGGAGAGAATTTGATGGCGCTTTTGAAGAAACCCAGAAAAAAGTCGGTTGCCAAGAAAACGGCACCGGCCAAGCCCAAGCGGGCGCGGAAAGCCAGCGGCGCTTTCCAGGCCGATGATCCTGCAACGCCTGGTATAAACGAGGCGTTCGACCTTGAAGACCAGCGGCGGGTCCGGCAGCGCGCAAAGTTTGCGCCCAAGGCCACCGGTACCGGGACGCGCCGCCTTGGCGGCAGACTCGTTTGATTTGATGCCGGCAACGGTTACTGTTGCCGAGGCCCAGGATTTCCAGGTTGGCTACCAGAAATTTGATCATCCGGTTATTGCCCGTCAGATCGATCTGATACGGAAGACATTCCCCGATGTGGATACAACGGGGCGGGCGTACTGCCGCGTTGAGCAGCGGCGCCAGGGTCATCCCTGGCATTTTGATACCGGCACCAATGGGCATATGACCTGGTGTTACGTTACCGGCAGGGTTTTGCTATCGGACCCGGACAGTGATTTTGAGGGCGGGGGATATTATTTCCGCCATGACCCCACAACTGCGATCTTCGGATATTTGGATCTGGTGTTTTATACCAGTGCTGATAACGAACACTTTGTTGCGTCTCACAGCGGCGAGCGGCGAGTTCTGCTGATGTTTTTGGAACGGCAACCATGACCCAGCAAATTATTATTCCCTATTCGCCCCGGCCGCTCCAGGCAGAGTTTCACCGCCAACAGAGGAGATTTTCTGTTGCGGTCTGCCATCGTCGTTTTGGCAAGACCGTGATGGCCATCAACTGGCTGTTGAAAGAGATATTGACCAGCAAGCGTAAGAATGCGAAGGGCGCTTATATCGCTCAGAATTATGGATCGGCAAAACGAATTTCCTGGCAGATGCTTCGGGATTACGCTGAGACGATCCCCGGTGTTAAGTTCAACGAGGCCGAGCTCAGATGTGATTTGCCGGGTGGCAAAACGATATATCTTCTGGGTGCGGAAAATCCAGATTCTCTGAGGGGCATGGGCCTTGTGGCTGTTTGCCTGGATGAGTATGCCGACATGAATGCTCGTCTCTATCCTGAGATTATCAGGCCCAGTTTGTCAGATTATGGGGACGGGAAATGTTTGTGGATTGGCACTCCCCGCGGAGATAATCAGTTCAAGGAAATTTACGATCACGCCATCTCAAGGATGGCAGACAGTGATCCTGAGTGGTTCGCCATGCGTTTTCCCGCATCGGAGACGGGCGTACTTGGCGTCAACGAGCTCCAGGCGGCGCGGGACACCATGGACGAATCCCAGTATCAGCAGGAATACGAGGTTAGCTGGTCGGCCGCATTGATCGGCTCATACTGGGCGAATGCAATTGATAAGGCCGAAGCGGAAAAGCGTATTTGTCCATTGCCCTGGGACCCTGCTCTCAAGGTTCACACGGTTTGGGACTTGGGGCTGCATGACAGTACTTGCATAATTTATTTTCAATTACACAAATCGGAAATCCGCATTATCAATTGCTTCGAGGCCAGCGGCGAAGGTCTGCATTTTTACATAAGGGAACTTCAGTCGCAGCCGTATTTGTTTGAAAAGCATTTTTTCCCGCATGATGTAATGGTGCGGGAATTGTCCACCGGATCATCTCGCTACGAGATGTTGATGGCCCTGGGAGTGCGTCCAACCGTTGTAGCAAAATTAACCGTCCAGGACGGTATTGAAGCAGTCAGGGCGGTACTTCCCAGGTGCTATTTCGATCGAGAGAACACCAAGCCGCTGCTCAAGGCGTTGCGCCATTATCATCGGACATTTAATACCAAGACCTCGGATTGGAATGCAAAACCCGTCCACGATTGGAGCTCGCATTTTGCAGACTGCGCCAGATATTTGGCTGTTGGTTTGCGTGATGACGGCGAGGATGAAGATTATCGGAACATGGCCAGGACCGGCATGATGGCCCCCGGCAAGCCAGTGATTGATGGCGGTGACGGCGTCTTCGGTTGAGATCGTTTCCGGTGCGTATGCTCTGGTGGTTTATATTTCCAGGCGAATGCGGACCCGGGACGCAGAAGAAATCATGCCCCACTTATGGTCCCCCACGCCAGAGGACCTGGCGGCACATTCGGTGCACGGCGGCGCAAGCTGGGTGGCGTTGAAAGACGGCCAGCCGGTAGCGGCTTGGGGTGTTCAGGAACGCTTGCCGCAAGTCTGGACAGTCTGGATGTATGCGACTGACGATTGGCCAGCGGTGGCATTGTCGGCCACCCGCCACATCAAGAGTGTTGTGCGAGAGCACATGATATCCCGCGGCGCCGTGCGCGCCGATTGTTGGTCTATGGACGGGCACGATGAGGCCCACCGCTGGCTGGAAGTGTTGGGAGCCAGACGGGAAGCATCACTGGAAGACTACGGCAGAAATCGCCAGACGTATCATTGTTATTCCTGGACTAAGACCCGCCTGGAGAATGGAGAATTTTAATGTGTTTTTTCAAACCCCCGAAAATGCCCGCGCAAAAAGTAATCCAGGCCAAACCGGCTGTGGGTGCGGACGATCCAAAAGTGCGCGCTGCGTCTAACACAATTCGCCGGCGGGCTGCGGGCGGCGGCGGCAAGAAATTCAACATCCTGGCGAGCAACGACCTGGCGCCGAATGTCGGTCTGGCAACCCTGCTGGGTATAAGGAGTAGCTGATATGTGTTTTGGTGGTGGCGGTGGTGATGGTGGCGATGCCGGCGGCGGCGAAGTCCTGGCTGAAGATTCAACTGGAGTAACCCGAGCAACCGGTGTGCGAGGTGGCAGAGGTGATCGCGGAGGTCGAGCCGAAGCGGCGGGGCTGCATAACGCCCTCGACCAAATCCAAGGCGCTCCTCGGACTCAGGGCGAAGGTATGAACCGGGGCGAAATCGCTCCTGGGGCAACCTTTAACCAGTTAAGTTTGTTTGGTGATACTCGCTCTGATCAGGATGCTATTAATGATCGCAAATCTGGTGAAGCTCGTGCTCGTGGCTTGGAGACGTTTGTCGATGCGGCGGGGAATACTCGCTCAGTGGCTAATTACTCCCGCAATTTTTCATCGCCAACCCCCGGCAGTATGTTGGCCGAGGCGAATACAGCCCCCGATGTTTATACCGCCCTGGGTGCAGTTGCCAGCTTGATGGCCCCTGGCCTGAAAGGCACCTTGCTGGGTCAGGCCGTCAATCGCGGGGGCCGCGCCATCGGCAACTATTTCAGCAGCAAGTAAATATGTGCGGCGCGCAGTCCCGGCAGACGCAGTCCGGGGGTTCCAGAATTGCGCCGGCGTCACTGGGCTCCCGTCTAGACAAGGCTCAGCGAGATGCCAACGCCAGTAGCGGCGGCGGCACGGCCGGCAAAACAATTCTCTCGGGCATCCCCCGAAATAGCGGCGTTGACGCCCAGCGCAAAAACACCTTTTTAGGGGTCTAAATATGCTTGTTGACAGTACCAACAAAGACGAAATCTTCCGCCGCTACGATGAATTGAAAAGCCAGCGGGCAAACTGGGAAAGCCATTGGCAGGAAATTTCCGAGCGGATTTTACCGCGCTCTGGTGAGTTTACCGGGGATCGAACCCCCGGCGACAAGCGGACAGAAAAACTTTATGACGCCACCGCGGCCCTGGCTTTGGAGAGGATGGCATCCGCCATCGAAAGCCTGCTGACGCCGCGTGGCGCCAGATGGCATACGCTGCGGGCTTCTGACCCGATGTTGGACCAGGATGATGATGTGCGTCTGTGGTTTGACGCTGTCGAAGATATTATGTTCCGCTGGCGTTATGCGCCGGCGGCAAACTTCTCATCTCAGATGCATGAGGGGTTTATGTCGGTTGGCGCCTTTGGGACCTCGATCCTGTTTGTTGATGAAAACCCGATTGCCGGTGCTCGGTATCGCTCAGTCCACCTATCGGATGTTTGTATTGCCGAGGATGAGCACGGCCTGATTGATACGGTCTATCGGCGCATCGATGTGTCGGCGCGCCAAGCGTTGAGAATGTTCAAGGACGGGCAACTATCCCGGCAATTGCGGACCAAGGCGGAAAAGAAACCCGATGAGCGCGTCCAGATCCTTCACGTTGTTATGCCGCGCCATGATCGAGATCCCAAAAAACGAGATCGGAAAAACAAGCCTTGGTTTTCTGGCTATTACGAGGTCGAGGCTAAAAGCAAAATTTCCGAGGGCGGCTACCAGGAGTTCCCGTACATACCCAGCCGCTGGGTGACCGGTCCTCGAGAAATTTATGGCAGATCCCCTGCAATGACAGTTCTGCCGGATATTAAAATGCTCAACGAGATGAGCAAAACGGTAATTCGCGCCGGCCAGAAAGTGGTCGATCCACCATTGCTTATTGCCGATGACGGTGTGGTTTTCCCCGTGAACACTAAACCGGGCGGCGCAACTTTCGCCCGCCTCGATGGTCGGACCCAGGCTCCGGTCCAGCCGCTTCAGACCGGAGCCCGCGTAGACATCGGTCTGGAAATGATGAACCAGCGGCGTGAAGTCATCAACGATGCTTTTTTAATTTCGCTCTTTGCTATCTTAGTTGAAAGTCCGGCAATGACCGCTACAGAAGTGTTACAGCGGGCTCAAGAGAAGGGAGCTCTGTTAGCGCCTACAGCCGGCAGGCTCCAATCCGAATCTCTGGGGCCCCTCATCCAGCGCGAGTTTGCCATCCTGGCCCGCCAGGGCGTACTGCCGCCGATGCCCGAATTATTGGCCGAGGCTCAAGGCGAATACGACATCGAATATGTCAGTCCGTTGAGCAGGGCCATGAAGGCCGAGGAAGGTGTGGGCATCCTGCGAACCCTGGAGATGGTCCAGCCGATTGCCGCGGTGGACCCCTCGGTGATGGATAATTTTGATACAGACACAATCACTAGGACGCTCGCCGACACGAATGGAGCGCCTCAGAAAATACTGCGCCGTGCCAAGGATATCCAGGAGATGCGTGAAGATCGCGCTCAACAGCAGAATATGCAGGCCGGTCTGGCGGCGGCGCCACAAGCGGCAGACGCTGCACTTAAAGTGGCGCAGATCGCCAATATGGGTCAACAATAATGGGTCCGGAGAAACAGCAGAAAGAGATTCTCCAGGCTTATAAAAATGTTTTTCTACACACCCCGGACGGCCAAACGATCCTCAAGGATCTGCTGAAGACCTCGGGGATTTTTCAAATTACCGGCGTCAGGGATGACGCCGAGCTACAGCATCTCGACGGGTCCCGGGACATGGTGCGCCGCATTATATCTATCCTAGCCCTGGATGAAGATGCGATTCTGAAACTAGCAATTGGAGATGACCATGAGTGAAGACCAAGGGTCCGCACCCGCGGGTAACCCGGAAAACGTAGTATCGAATGAACCCGCTCTTGCCCCGGATACCGGTGCCGGCATCAGTGACGGCTGGGCAAACGCCCAATATGACGAGGTTGTTGCTGCCAAAGGATGGAGCTCACCAGATGACGTCCTTCAGTCCTACCAGGATCTTGAAAGGTCCTATCACCAGAATATCGGCGTTGACAAGGTTGCTCTGCCAGAAGAGGGCTCTAACTTCCAGGAGTGGGAGGGTTGGAGCCAGATTGGCTGGCCCGAGGACGCCTCGAATTATGCGTTGGCGGCACCCGAGGGATTTTCTGAGCAATATGACCAGGGTCTTTCAGATGATATGCGTCAGGTTTTCCATGATGCCAGATTGACACCGGACCAGGCAACGCTGATCCATGATAAATATGTTGAAAGATTTAGCAACAATGCCGCTCAGACCAGCCAGAACGCCCAACATCAGCAAGACCAATGGCTGGGTGAACTGCAAGACAAATATGGCACCGCCTATGATGAGCGGATTGCCGTTGCCCAAGGCGCCGTCCGGGAATTTGGCAACGATAATTTGATCAACCTGTTGAATGAAACAGGTCTGGGATCACACCCGGATGTGGTTGATGCCTTTGTGCAGGCGGGCATGGCTCTGGCGGAATCGGGGCAGTTCAAGGAAGGCGATAGCGGCCGGTTCGGCATGACGCCGGCAGATGCCAAAGTAGAGATTGCCTCAATTCGCGGCAATCCGAATCTGGTGGATAAAAGCCACCCGGAATATAAAGTTCTCAATGACAGATTAACGGATCTTTACGAGTTTGCTTATCCGAATGATCGGAACAGCAATATCGTAGCGACAGTTGGGTAACCGCGTCTAGCGGTCTAGCGGGACGCCGGGAGTACAGCCGGCATCGGCAGATGTAAAATTGCAGGACGGGTCCGCATCTCCGCGGGCAACCCTCTGAAACGAACCTCAACTTAACTCTAGCTGAAAGGATAGACATATGTCTGTTCAAATTACTACAGCTATGGTCGAGCAATATAGTGGTAATGTTTATCACTTAGCTCAACAGCGGGGTAGCCGTCTTCGGAATGCTGTCCGCATCGAGACGGTTGTTGGCAAAAACAGTTACTTCGAACAAATCGGTAGTACTGCGGCCCGCCAGCGCACCTCTCGCCATAGCGATACACCACAAATGGACACGCCCCATGCAAGGCGGCGTGTGTCCATGGTCGATTACGATTGGGCTGACCTCATCGATTCTGAGGATCGCGTCCGGTTATTGGTCGATCCCACAGGTCCCTATGCTCAAGCCGCCGCGATGGCGATGGGCAGGGCCTTGGACGATTCTGTGATCACGGCCGCTGATGGCACCGCTTACACCGGTGTGGCTGGCGGTACGAGCACATTGTACGACTCTACGATGACAGTTGACGTTCAAGTCGGCATCAGCCCCGCGGCTGACACCGGATTGAATGTTGGCAAATTGAGAGCTGCCAAGGAAAACCTGGATAGTAATGATTGCGACCCGGACGAAGCCCGGTTTTGCGTAATCAATGCTAAACAGCTTAGTAACCTGTTAGCTGAAACCGAGATCACGAGCTCCGACTACAATACGGTCAAAGCGTTAATACACTAGCGCCCCTGTCTGGCAACAGGCGGGTAAACACTCTGTGAATTGCTGGGAACTCTCTCTGAGACAATCAGCAGCCAAGCCCCTGTAGGGGAAGGTTCAACGACCATTCCGCAAGGAAGTACAGCCAAGTGGCTGGAAGCGCAGAGCATCCCATTGGGATGATGATATGGTCTTATCTATGTGGCGACATATAGCAGTCTTCGGACGGGTCAGGGATTAACGAACCTGATTGAAAATAATGTAGTGCAAGGTGAAGTGGACACGTTCCTCGGCTTTAACTTTATCCGTACTGAGCGAATCGGTACCGACAGCAATTCAGATCATAAAGTCCTTTATTGGGCTCAGTCTGGGATGTTATCCGGTATAGCGGCAGAACCTGTCGTTAAGATCAGTGAACGTGCGGATAAAAACCACGCAACCCAAGTGTTCGTTTCGATGTCAATAGGCTCTACCCGTATGGAAGAGGGCCTGGTTGGTTACATCGAATGCGATCCCACTTAATAGGAGGGCTTTAGAATGGCTGTTACTACTCAAAAGTCCACCGAATATACTAATGCGACAGCAACTCCGGTGGTTAATAATGCACCAACGGAAGAGCATGGCCGCATTCGTGTGGCATTCTTCACTTGCACCCAGGACGGTGCCGGTGATGCAACCTCGAGCGTTGCCCTGTGCAAATTGCCCCCCGGCCGCGTTCGCATACTCGCGTCACAATCCCGCGCTTATGTCAATTGGACCACTTCATCGGCCACTCTTGACCTGGGCTGGGATGCTCACACAGACCTGGATGGTGACGCCGTTGCGGCTGACCCCAACGGTTTGATCGATGGGCTGGACGTTGACACGGTTGGGTTCCAAACTTTGGAAGGCGCCATTGCGGCCAACCTTCTGACGGGCGGCACCTATGTGCTCGAGAGCAAGGAAGGTGTGATTATTCGCGCTACCTCTCAAGACACCGCTATCGCAGATGGCGACGATCTTGTCGGCTTCTTGATGTACGTTCTTGATTAGTTGAACTGAATTGAGGGGGGGGGCTTCGCCCCCCTCAATTCTTTTGGGAGCTTTCCATGTCGGCAACCACATCCTTTGTGAGCATATGCAATCGTGCCTTGACGTTTCTGGGCGCAGACCCATTGACTGCGCTGACAGACGATTCAAAAGAAGGGCGAGCCTGCAATCGGATGTATGAACAGTCCCGCGATCAGGCTTTGCGTGATCATCCGTGGAATTTCGCGATCAAGCGAGCATCCCTGGCTGCAAGCACAACAGCGCCGATTTATGAATATACCAATGCTTTTACATGGCCAACCGGTTGTCTCAGAATCATTGAAGTTGACACAACTGAGGAATGGGCAGTTGAAGGCCGCTCCATCGTTAGTGATGCAGCGGCACCGCTTAAAATTGTTTATCTCGACACTATCACAGACCCTACTGAATTTGATGCGATGTTCATCGAGGCATACGCCTACAGGATAGCCGCAGATATCTCATATGACATTATTGCTAACCAAACTGTAACTACTAATTTGGAGACGCTGTACGCCGCGAAGCTGGCGGCGGCGCGGCTGGTCGATGCACAGGAAAGTCTGTCGGCCGATGAGAATACCTGGCTTGAAGCGCGAGCATAAAAATGTCCCGCGTTTCACGAATCCAGACCAATTTTACTGCCGGCGAACTATCCCCAAAGCTGTTTGGTCGGCCGGATATATCCCGGTATGCCAACGCTACCGAAACGCTCGAAAACTTTCTGGTGTTTCCACACGGGGGTGCCAGCCGGCGATCCGGCACACGTTTCGTCAAGGAAGTAAAAGATAGCTCTGCCGCAACCGTTTTAATCCCTTTTGAGTTTTCAATAACGCAAGCTTATGTGATTGAGTTTGGCAATTTATATTGCCGGTTTTATAAAGATCAGGGCTCGATCCTGGAAGCCAATGTGGTCATCAGTGGCGCCACCAGAGCCAGCCCATGCGTAGTCACGGCAACCGGACACGGTTACTCCACAGGTGACGAAATCTATATTGCGTCAGTGGTCGGCATGACAGAATTGAACGGCAAATATTACAAGATTAAGAATCAGACAACGAACACGGTTGAGCTAACCGATATCGATGACAACAACATCGACTCCAGCGGCTGGACGGCGTATGACAGTGCCGGCACAGCAGCACGGGTATACACGCTAACGACCACATATCTCACCGCGGATCTGCCAACATTGCAATTCGCGCAATCGGCCGATGTCTTATACGTTACGCATCCAAGTTATGTGCCCCGGAAAATTTCCCGGACGGGACACACCGCCTGGACAATCGCAGATATTACGTTTGAAGACGGCCCTTACCAGGATGAAAATACGACAACCACAACGCTGACGCCGGGGGCGGCAACTGGCGCGGGCGTATCGCTGACTGCCTCGGCAACTGTCGGCATCAATGACGGCGATGGCTTCGCATCAACCGATGTCGGACGCCTTGTTAGAATCGGTCATCAAGCAACCCAGTGGGCCGCAACCACCGGATATAGTCTCGGCAATGTGCGCCGCAATTCGGGCAATGTGTATAAATGCACCAAGGCCGGCACCTCGGACAGTTCCGGTGGCCCTAGCGGCGATGGTGAGGAGATTGTCGATAATACTGTCTCATGGAAATTTTTAAGTGAAGGCGGTATTCAGTGGGGATACGGGTCAATCGCCGGCTATACCAATACGACAACGGTCAGCATTGATATCACCAATGACCTTGGCGGCACATCGGCAGAGACGACCTGGCGGCTGGGAGCATTTTCCGGCACAACTGGTTATCCGACTGCCGTCCAGTTTTTTGAACAAAGATTGTTTTTTGCTGGCACAACTGAACAGTCCCAGACCATGTGGGGATCTCGATCAGCGGACTATCAAAATTTTACACCGGGAACCATCGATGATGATCCGGTGACCTATACCATTGCAACTGATCAGGTGAATGCAATCCGCTGGCTATCTGCCGGTAAGGTTCTGATGGTCGGCACGGCCGGCGGCGAATTTGTTGTTTCGGCCACCAGTGCAAACGAAGCGTTGACACCCAGCAATGTCCGGGTGGCCCGCGAGGGTACCCGCGGTGCTCATACCTCGAAGCCGG